CGTCAGCCCGGACACCATCGGTGCCATCCCGGACATGGCCGAGTTGGTGCCGTTGATGAACGCCTGCATGGTGCCGTTGTTGCCCAGCCGGGTCATCGTCTCGTCCAGGGACGAGAACGTGGCCTTGAGCCCGCCGTTCAAACCGGTTGCGAGCTGGCTGAAACCGTCCTTGAGGTGCGGCAGCTGGTCGTTGGCCAGCTTGGTCACCGAATCCCCGAGACCCTCAAACAGGTTGTTCTGCACCGCCTGCTGCAGGTCATGCCAGGCCGGGCCGAGGGCCACCATCTTCTCGTAGAAGTCACGGGCGTTCGGGGCCAGCTTCTCCAGCGCCTTCGCCAGGGCATCCTGCCCGCCGCCGGCCGACTTCCCGGACTCCTCCAGCTTGTGCTGGGCGTCCGCGAGCGCCTGGGCGGCCTCAGCCTGCGCGTGGACGGCGTCGCCCACGTTCTGCTGGGCAGCCTGCAGACCGACTTGCGCGGCCACCACATTCGGTGCCCCCGCAACGCCCTTGGACTGCGCGGCAGCGTTATCCGTGCGCAGGTCCGCCGTCTTGGTCTTGGACTCGGCGTACCGCTGCTCAGCGGAATCCAGCTGGTACTGGGCCTCTTCCTTGTCCAGCTTGGTGGACCCGGCGGTGTGGTTGACCCGGTTGACGTTCTCCCGGGCGCGGGCCACCGCGATGGCAGCGCCCTGCTGGTTCAGCTCCGCGTCCTTGAGCTGGTCGTTCATGTCCCGAAGCGACCGGGACGCATCCTTGTACGCCTCGTTCAGCGTGTTCTGCGCGGTCGCAGCCTCACGCTCGGCGTTGGTCACACCGACCTGGGCCTGCTGCAGGTTCCACTGCGCGCTGGCTACCGCCTCCAGGGCGGCGTGCCGGTTGTCCTCGGTGGCCTGCGCGTCCTCGCCGCCGGACTCCGTGGCCGTCTTGCGGGCCTGGAATGCACCGACCAGACCATGCGATCCGATCAGCCCGACCGCACCCATCGCGCCCAGGGCGGCCGCGGCTCCACCCGCGAGACCCACCAGACCGCCCACTGCGGCAGCGAGTGCGGTGACACCGGAGATAATCCCGGTCATCTTCACGGCGGACATGGCGGTCAGGGCGCTGTGGGCACCGTTGGCACCGCTCATCACCTTGGAGAACCCGCTGCTGTCCGGGTTGATGCGTACCTTGATCTCGAAGTTGTGCAGCGCAGCGAGGGCGTCCAGCCGCTCCTGGAACCCAGTGAAATCCGGGTCCAGTCCCACCGGCACACGGAAGTCCCGGGCGATGGCGATGGCACGGATACGGGCCTGGAACTCCGAGAAGTCCGGGTCGATGGTCGCCGGGATGTGAATGTCCTTGGCGATGCCCGTGGACTGGGTGCGCTGCTTGAACTCATCGAAATCCGGGTCGATGACCACGGGAATCCGAATGTCCTGCGCGGTACCGATGGCCTGCACACGCTGCTTGAACTCACCGAAGTCCGGGTCGAGCGAGACCGGGATTCGGATGTCCTGCGCGATGCCGATGGCCTGGGTGCGGGCCTTGAACTCGGCCATGCCGTCCGGGTACAGCTCCACGGGTGCCCGCAGGTCGAGCAGCTTGAGCTGGTCGTTGGTCTTGGTGACGAAATCACCCAGGTGCAGGTCCAACCCGACGGGGGCCTTGAAATCGGCGGCCTTGATTTCGTCGTTGACGCGGGTGATGAATGCTTCGATCCCGGTGGGCTCCACCGGAATCTTGAAGTCGATCTTTTCCGACTGGAGGTCAGCCTCCACCCGCCCCTTGAAATCGTCGGCGAGACGCGGCTCGATGGTGAGATATGCGGTCCCGGCACTGTACGACGAATAGTCCGCCACGGTTACCTCTATTCAGTTGTGTCCCTGTATAATTCAGGGGAAATGCAAAACCCCCGCGACGGCTGCAACCGTCCGGGGGCGTGGCCGACTAGCAAGGAGTCGACGTGACTGATAGTACGACGAGGATTCGGTACAGGACACTCAGATCTTCTGAGTGCACTGTCTGTGGTCGGGCGTTTGAGGACTACATGAACGCGAATGATGTTCGCGCCCGGAAGGTCTGCCCGGGGTGCCGGGAGTGGCATTCGTGGTGCAACACATGCAGGCGGCCCCGGTTGATTTCCGAGTTTCACCCCCACGGCCCCCGGGGGCTGCAGCACAAATGCCGGGAGTGCCTGTCGTACAGCACTGGGCGGGTCCGCATTCGGACCTGCTTCTGCTGCGAGGGGGAGTTCCTGTCCGGGGAGGGGCACAATCGTGGAGGCAGCAAGGTGTGGTTCTGCGGTGGGTGTGCGCTCGTCGTCAAGCACTGCGCGAGCTGCAACACGGTGAAGTCGTTGGAGGAGTTCCGCCGCTCGAACGGCAAGAAGAGCGGTCGTTTCGCGCACTGTCGGGCCTGCACTTCCGCGAAGTGGTCCACCGTCGATGACGAGGTCCGCAGCCGGGCGAAGCGGGGCAAGCTATCCCTCAGCTATGAGGAGTACCAGCAGATGCGCGAAGACCAGGGTGACCGGTGCGCTATCTGCGGCAACCCGGAGACCACCCGGCAGAAGGGGAAGGACTCGGAGGTACGGGAGCTGGCAATCGACCACGACCACGTAACCGGGCGGGTCCGCGAGCTGCTGTGCGCGAACTGCAATAAGGCGCTCGGCTGCATGGCCGACGACCCGGCCCGGTTGCGTGCCGCGGCTGACTACATCGAAAAGCACGCCGCCACCTAGTCGGGGCGGGGTGCCTGGAACAAATCGATCAGGTTCTGCATGCTGGTGCGCCACCGCTCGTCCTGGACCATGTCCAAGGCGGTCACCGGCCGTTGCATCGGGGTGACCGGCGGCGGGTCCGCGCCAGCGGCTGCGATCACTGCGGCCTGCACAGCCTGGAGGCAGTCCGTGATCGTCAGAAGTAGGTAGGTGTCAAGGCTGTAACCCTGCGGTGTGGGTGGCTCCTCAGATTCCGGCAGGTCCGCGATCTGCTCGGCAATATCCCGGTCCATGGCCACCGCGGCCTTGTAATGCGATTCGCGCGGCAGGCGGTCCTTGATGCGCCACACCCGACGCCAGTCCAGGGTGCGCAAACGGTCCGGGCCGAAGCAGTGGTGAACGTCGATGCCGCGCTCGAGCAGGTCATACTCGAGCGCGTCACCGAACCGGTCCCAAAAGCTCAGGAGCCCTGCGACCCCCCCGGCAGGCCCATGACGCCCTTGCCGTAGAAGTGTTCGGGCAGGTCCTTCTGGAACTGCAGCCACTCATCCAGCGGGCGGTCGTCGTACAGCTTGTCCACGGCGTCGTAGTGCTCGCCCAGCAGGATGCGCAGCTGCGCCTCCTCGTCGGGGGCCTTCCGCATCTGCTTGGCCTGGCCACGGGTGATCGGGGGAATGACGATGTCCTTGGTCAGGACGTACGGGCCCTTCCGCTTCGCCTCCAGTTCCTGCTGGATGCGGTAGAAAGCGCCCTCGTCGCCTTCGCTGAGGTCCTTCTCGACTGCCTTGCTGCTCATGGTGTTCTCGTTTCTCCGGTTAGTGGGGGTGTGGGTCAGATGAAAGCGATGGGACGGGTGGCCGACGGGAGACCCGTGTGGCCGTGGGAGGTTTCATTCGCCGACGGGCGGGGGGTGGACTTGGGCTCGCGGACGGACGGACCCAGCTCGCACGATGCGTTGCTGTGGCTGCCGCCGTCACTGCCTGCGGGGATGGTGGGACCACTCATGCGTTGGCTCCATTCGATGCTGTGGACGCCTGTGCCGTAGCGGTGGCGGCCGGGGGTGTACTGGGCGGGGTGGGCGCTGCCGGCGCGGCAGGAGCGGCCACGGACGCGGCAACAGCCGCCGGGCGAGCCTTGGTCTCCTTGATGCGCCAGCCGCCGCCGTAGCGGGCATTGACCAGCGCCTCGGGCGTGGTGGCCAGGAATTCGTTACCGGCCTTGTTGACCAGCAGAACGGGGGTGAAGTCAGACATGCCGAACCTGTCTTCTCCGGTAGGGGTGCAGGGTGTAAGCGGGGCCGCACCACGACCGGAGAAGCATGGTGCGGCCCCACGACTGGGGGCGGCCGGGCAGGCGCGAAACCCGCCCAGGCCAACTCACGAAGATCAGGGGGCGATGGTGATACCGATGTCCGTGAGCATGTTCTTCCAGCCCAGGCCACCGAAGCCGTAACCAACGGCGAAGCCAGCGGTAGAGTCCTTGAACGCCGTCATCGTCAGCTTCTGGGACAGGTTGGTGTCCTTGGTCCACGTCTCGCCGTCGTACTTGGACACGGCAACCTTGGGCATGACCCGGAACACGTAGACCGGGTCCGCGTCGTCACCGTCCTTACCGATGACGATGGCGCTGTAGTAGCGGATACGCGGCGCGGTCGGCTGGGCGAAGAACACTTCACCCGAACCCGTGGTGGCCTGGACCGCCGACAGGTCCACGTTGTTGGTCAGCTCCAGCGTGAGCTTCTTCGTTTCCTGGGGGGTGAACACCAGCGACGTGGTGTCACCGGTGACGTCCATGCGCGTGGACTCCAGCTCCCCGAAGCTGTCCAGGCTGGACGTTTCGACGTTGCGGTTGAACGCAACACCGTCCTTCTTCGCGATCAGGCCCACCGACTCGTACGCGACGGGCAGGGTCTGCAGGACGGAGGTGGCATCGGTGAATGCGGTCGGGGCTGCGGTGTACCAGGGGGCCAGGAACACTGCCGCGTCGAGCGGCTTGATCATCAGCTGCTGCTTGGCAGCCTTGAGGGAGGTGAGTGTGGTGGGGGTGGTCATGATGCCTCCTTGCGGGCATACGAAAAAACACCCGCACTCTTGGCGGGTGTTTTTGAAAACTGTTGGGTGGGTTTAGAACTGGCGTCGGAAATACAGCAGGAACCCCACATGCACCATGCGGTTGAGCGGGTCCATGTCCGGCAGTTCGATCACCCCGGCGGTTTCCTCCGCCCAATCCACCAGGACCCCATTGACGCGGGTACCGGCCGATCCCAGCACCGCCTTACGGGCCTGGGCGGCAATAGCCTGGGAGTCCCGCCGCTTGTGGGACAGGATCGACAGCTGCACCAACGCGTGGTCAGTGAGCTGGTCGGCGTCGATGGCACCACCGGTCCGCCGCGCCCAGATCAGCCCGGCCTCCACAGCCGCGTCGAAGGTGTCCTTCTCGGAAGGCAGGGTGGTGCACGTGTAACGGATGGGGGTGAGCAGATCCACCAGGACCTGTTCAACGTCCGGGAATTCACCCGGCACCGGGTACGGGTCAGGGCTGGTCATTGGCTTGCGATAACCCCAATCGAACGCCGCAGCGTCCATTCAGGTGCACGCGGGCCGGACCGGGAAGACCCGATTTCACGCCACTTGGCGTAGTAACCCCACGCGTACACAACGGAAGTCATCACCGAGTTGTCCGGGCCGCCCATGCTTTCCAGGACCTGCACGTGCTGGGAGTTGTAACCGGTGTCGATGACGGAGTTGGCGCGCCAGAAATCCGCGCCGATCTGCGCCTTGCGGCGCAACGTGTTCTTGAGTTCGGGGGAGCTCCCCAGAATGTCCTTGAAGTTGTTGCCCTGGTCGGAGTACTCCATCAGGTCACATCCATCAGGCTGAACTGCACGAATGGTGCCCAACCCGTGAAAGGGTTGCGCGGGTGGTTCGGCTCGGAGGACACCTCGCACATGTCCCCGTTGGGCAGCCGCACCCGGTCCGACTTGCGGATATCGGAATCGGCCGGCGCGCGCACGTCCAGCAGCCCCAGGGCGCGGGAGTTGTCCCCGCCCTTGCGTGGCTTGACCGAGGACATGGCAATATCGGCCGGGCCGATCTGGTGGGATTCGGCGTACTCCCCGTCCCCGTGCGGATCCAGTTCGGGGGCACGGAACACGGTGAGCATGGAACCAGTGGGGAAGTCCAGGTCGGTCATCAGAGCAGCTCCGGCATGAACGCCAGCAGCCCGGCGTTCCGCAGGAACACCCGAGCGCCCTTCCACAGGTGCTCAATGGCGTCCTGCTGCTGGGCCTGGGACTGGGCCTGGGAGTAGGTCACCGACCCACCAGGCACCGTCTGGGACACCACAATCGGCTCCTGGCCGACCACCCCGGCGTCCGGGTCGATCTTGGCCTTGGACCACATCGCAGCCTGTGAGCAGGTGGCATTGTGGAACGCCTCCAGCACCTTCGGGTCGGTGGGCAGCCCGTCGTCGTCGGTGTCGTACTGGGCCAACGCGGTCTCCTCGAGCACCAGCTGGCTGGCCGCCCGAATCAGCTGGGCGGCATTGGAGGGCACGGCCGACAGCCAGTCAGGCGTCAGGTCGGAGGGGTCCGCATACGTCAGAAAGGCCATCGGCCGTGCTCCCTATTCACTTGTTGTCGGTGAACCATGAGGCGATGACGGTGGTGCGAACACCCTTCACGTCAGCCTCGGTCTTGCCGTTGGCCAGTGCGTACGCGATCCAGGCGTCCCGGTTCGCGTCCTCGCCGGGCACCTCTTCGCCGTCGTCCACCGCCTGCGCGGGTTCGGGTTCCGGCGTCGGCGTCGGCGCGGTCTCCTTGAACGGGACCCACGGGTCACCGGCCACGGGGGCGCTCAGCCCCACCTCAATGCGCTCCCAGCGGGCCAGGCCGGTGAAGTACGAGGGATCATCCTCGACCTCAACGACCTGACCCGTGGTCACCTCACGGAAGGTGGGCATCAGGCGTGGTCGTCACCCTTGAGCAGGACCGCGCGGTTCGGGTCCAGCGTCTTGGTGCCGTACAGCGTGTCCAGCGACACGATGGTCTGCTTCTTGTTGATGTCGTACTGGTACGCCACCCGAATCGACAGACCCTTGAACGACTCCACGGCCGCGAACGAACCGGGAGCGATCTCCAGGGGAGCCGACGCGAAGCAGAACGCCGTGTTGTGGAAGGCCACACCAACTTCCGTTGTGGGCTGACCCGTGGTCGGCGACGCGGCAGGCTGGCCCACGTTCTGCGTCTGGTACGCATCGAAGCCGAACAGGTTCTCACCGATCGACGCCTTGCGCAGCGCGTCCGTGGAACCGGAGTTCATGAAGTACTTGACCGTCTGGCTGTTGAGCCAGTTAGCCTTCGTGCTCGGGCCCGTGACAGCGTTACGGCCATCCGAGGGGACCTTGGCGATGTCCAGCTGGCGGCCGGCCTCGATGAGGACTTCCGGCTTGGACCACTCGAAACCGGCCTGCGTGGACAGACCTGCCTTGGCGGTGATGTCGCCCTTGAGCGCCAGGATGTCCTGGTCGATCTTCTCGGCCAGCGCCATCATGGCCGGGGTCAGCAGCTGGGTGTCGAAGTCGACAATGTCCAGCGTCAGCTCCTCCGAGGTGACCGCGAACGACACGTCAGCGACGTTGTCCAGGGTGACCGGGATGGCCGATTCCGTGGCGTTCTGCAGCGAGATGCCCGACGCGCGGTCGAACATGTTGGCCGTGAAGACCGCAGGCTTGCGGACGTTGATGGTGTTACCCGGCTTCTGGGAGGTGAACTCCGTCGAAATGTCCGTGTAGACCAGCGGGACCATGACCAGCGATTCGTACAGCGTGGCGAGTGCCTGGCGCGCGATCAGCGTGGGGGTCAGAAGGGTGTTTGCCACAGGGGGCTCCTATTGAGTTGTCAAACGAGGAGATTGGGGAGGTGAAGCGGGGAATTACTTGAGGCCGCGACGCTTCCGACGCGCCTCACGCAGCGCCTCGATGGAGGTGTCATCACCAATCGGGGTCTTGTCTGCGTTCCCGGCGGACAGGTCGCCACCGCTACGGGAAGCGGGGAGGACCGGGGCGTCCTTGCGGAACTTCGGGGAGGACTCCACAGCCGCATTGACGGCGGCTTCCACCTGGGAAGCGAAATCCGTTGCGGTCGGGTCGAGACCCTCCACCTGACCCAGGAACGAGCGGCTGTCCAGCAGCGCCGACGAGTCAGCGCCTGCCTTGTCCGCAGCGCGGAACAGAGCCAGTTCCACCTGGGCCTTGCGTGCCTCTTCGGCGCGCTGCTCGGCCAGTGCCTGTGCCTGGTTGGCGGCGGCGGTGGCCTGGTTCAGCAGCTCGGCGGGATCAACGGGTGCGTCTTCCTTGACCAGTCCGAGGGCCTTGCCGATGGTCTGGGCGAACTCCTCCCGGGCCTGCGCGGCAGCGGCTTCGGCAGCGGCCTGTGCTGCTGCTTCGCCGTCGGCCTTGGCCTGGTCGGCTGCCACCCGGTTGCGGGCTGCCTCGTTGCGGAGTCCCTCCACGTAGGCGCGGGGGAACGTGTCCGGCTCGGCGGCCGGGGCTGCCGGGGTAGCGGCGGGGGCCTGGTCAGCGGGTGCCGTCGCGGGTTCTGCCGGGGTGGCAGTGGCGGCGGGAGCTGCGGGCGTTGCGGTCTGCTCGAGGTGGAAACCGGACGCGTCGGGGGCGGTGAGGTTCACCGGCTCCGTGGTCGTCGGGGTCGTCGTACCGTCGTTGTCCGTGGGCATGCGTTTTGAACCCTTCTGCCGCACCTGGCGGGCATGAAGAAGACGCCCGAACCACCTGGGTCACTGGGCGTTTGATGTGAAATGGGGGAGCCCCCAGCACCAGGCCAGGGGGTACTGCGAACCACCCGGCACGGCTCCAGGCCATGCGGGGGTGGAAGAACAGGGGGAGAGGGTTACTGGGGGACGCCGATGCGTTCCCGGTGCCGCTTGCGGACCACCGTGGGGTGGGCGGCGACGTGATCCCGGATGCGTTGCTGCAGCTCACGGGTACGGGCGGCGTGGACGCGCTTGTCGCGTCGGGTGATGGCGGCGGCAGCGAGCCGCTTGGAAGCGCGGACCCGGCGTTCCAGGTACCGCAGATGCTGGGTGGCCGCGTAGTCGGCGGGGTCCACCTCCGGGGCGTCCGGCAGCGGATCCCCGGGCACCCACAGCACGACGAAGTGCTTGCAGTTGGGGTGGTTGAAGCCTCGGGCGCGGGCTTGCGGCAGCGAGCACACGACCCGGTCACGCCACGTTTCCGGGCCGCTCGAGGTGGTTGTGCCTGTCACCGAAAGCAGGTGACCTTGGAACGGTGCGCACAGGTTGGAGCAGTTCGCGTGGACGGACACACGCACCAGGTCGAACCCGGCGGCGGACAGCACGTGCACGTGAGCGTCCATGGCAGCCTGGGCCGTTGCGGTGCGGGTCAGCATTTCCACGTAGGAGGTGGTGGACCAGCGGCGCTTGCCCGTGTCGATGTGCGCGGTGATCCCGTTGCGGGCGTACTTGTTCAGCACCTTCTGAGCCAGCACCAGGCGGTCCTGCTCGGACAGCACCGGGTTGGCCATCACCTCGGCCATGACGTGCTGGTACATGCCCTCCGTGGACGCCAGCAGCTGCGGGGCGATCTCATGCAGCGCAGGCAGGGCCGCGTGAGGGGCGCGGACGGTCACCCCGGTGCGGCCGGTGGGGCCGACAGGGGCGGTGGCCCGGATGGAATCCAGGGTCTGCGGCAGCCCCAGCGCGTGCCGCACCTCGTTCGGGAGGGGCAACCCCAGCAGCGGGTGTGCCGGTTCGGCCGGCGGGATGGCAGCGGCCAGTCGGGTGGTGGTGCGGGCAATGGAGGTGGTGGCGGTCTTCTCACCGATCCCCTTGGCCGTGTTGACGGCCGCGTTCACCGTCACCTGTGCCCGTTGGACCAGGTCGGTGACGATGCGGCGGGCCTGGTGGCGGAACCGGTTGAAGCGGGAGAACTTCCCCCCGTCGTCCCCGGTGATTTCCGCGACCACCGCCGAGGACACCAGCGCGATCAGCGCCAGCTCCCCGGTGGATGCGACCTGCCCGGCGCTCTGTTCCAGCCCGTCCACGTCCTGGGAGGACACCGGCAGAGCGGACAGGTCATCGGGCACGGTCGTCACCGGTCCACCTCGTATTCGGTTATGCGGCCTGGGCCTGCTGGTCCTCTTCGGCAGCGGCCTCGTCCTGCGGGTCCTCGTTCGGGTCCACCCCGGTGTTGTCGTCGGTGGTGGGTGCGAACGCGGGGACAGCCGCCTCAGCCGCGGCAGCCTGCTCGTCCTTGATGTCCTGGACTTCGGCGTCCAGCTCCTGCGGGGACCAGTCCGGGTGCTGCTCGATGACGGCCTGACGGATGGAAATCACGTCAGCCGACCGCAGCGCGGACAGGGTGGTGGCCAGTTCCGTCGGGGACTGGGTAGAGCGGGTCGGGAACCGAAGTTCCGGCATCTCACCGAGGCTGGCACCGGTCTTGAACAGCAGCGCATCAATTTCCAGCGCGGTGCCGGCAATCGGGCGCAGCCCGTTCTTCCAGTAGTTGATCTTCTTTTCCCGGGTGCGCTCGGACAGCTTGTCCTTGGAGTTGACCTCCGTGGCTGTCGGAACGCCCACGGTCAGCGAGGAATCCGAGAAGTTGTTGGAGGACAGCCCAGCGCCTCGCAGGATGGCGTTCAGCAGCTCCGCGCACGTCTGGGAGTGTTCCTGCCAGCGGATGGCGAACTGGTTGGCCTGCACCGATCCTGCGCCCTCGTTGGCGGCACCCAGACCAGCCTTGAGCTTGGTGAAGATGGCCTGTTCGCCGTCCCAGACGCCGCCCTGGCCGGGGCCCTGCGGCTTGACGAGTGCTTCATCCACGAACAGGCGGGCCTTGCCCAGGTCCAGGTCACGCATCCAGGAGGTGTATGCCTCGTCCAGTGCGTCGAACAGGGGTTCCAGGCCGTCGTAGTCGGAGCGGCCCAGCTGGGTGAGGCCGGGCTGGGTGCGCCACTTGCGGTTCGGGCGCACGTTGGGCACGTAGGAGGCGGTCAGCCCCTTCACCCCGGTGGGGATGGCACCTTGTGCGTCCACCAGGTCCGCAGCCCAGGCTGTTTCCTCGCACTCGACCAGGGGGATGGGGTGCCCCAGGTTGCCGGTGTCACCCTGGTACAGGCCGTGCAGGATCTTGCCGGGCTCGTGGCGCTCGAGGTGGCGCAGCACCAGCCCGTTCTTCTCGTCCCGGACGGTGGTCCAGAACGTCACGGCGGCAAGCTGGTTGTACCGCCAGGTGGGGACAGCGGCGTCGGCGGCGACGGTGCCCAGCATGACCCGCTGGGCGATCTGGTCGTCCCACCACAGGCGCATGTAGGACCCACCCAACGCGGAGCACAGCTCGGCCCCCTCCAGGAGGGTGGCGGCGGTGTC